ATCGTCTGAAGAAATGATGTCACTAGATCCTCGACATAAATTTTGTTTTTGTTGTAATGGATCAAAACTTTTGTAAAAAGACATTTTTATTTAGACCATTATTTTAAATGTACTAGATCATAATTTGAAAAATGATTTAAATGTGATAAAGAAAGATATTTTAAATATTTAACTATTTCATTTTTAGTAAAAAATCTGTGACGGCAACATGCATCCCAATTTAATGTATTTACGTCGATGTCTTCAAGATTTAAATTTTTAAGTTGATCTGGTTTAAAACCTTTACAATTTAATCTACCATTCTGGAATTTAGAATAATATTCGATACCTAAAACTTTACAAAAAATATATTGGTCGTATTCTTCTAGAAATGATAAAATTTTAGAATATACTGGATAGAAAAATAGGGGTATCATTCAAATTTCTTATTCAAGACATTTTTTTAAGAGAATAAATGGAACAAAAAGATTATCTTATAATAGCTGGTGTAGTTTTACTACTTGCAGGTATTTTTGGCTATTTTTTCTTATTTAAGAAAGGTAGTTCGGACTTTAAAGCACCTATAATGGATGGAAGCAGTGTTTTTGTAAGTAAAAATAAAATCAACGATCCCAGACCTGCAATGGTTTACGTCCATAACGGTTGCCCATGTCTAGGACAACCTATGGGCCAGGTTTTCCAAAATCTTGCTACAGAAATGCAAGCCTTTGGATCATTCTATCAAATGAAAGTTGACCAAGCAAAAATACAAGCAAATTATAGCCCTCCGTATATTGCTTTTTTCGTAGCCGGACAACTTATTACAGGATTTAAAGCAGGAAGCAAGGCTGATCTACAAACTTTCTTTATGAAACTTATTGGAGCTATTGATAAAACATCTCCAATTAGTGGTGGAGTACCAGTTCCATCTCCAACTCCAGGTGTAGCTCCAACTCCAGGTGTAGCTCCAACTCCAGGTGTAGCTCCAACTCCTGGTGGAGGACCTATTTCTAGTATAATTAATGGAATTTTAGGTGGAGGAACTGCAGGAACACCAGGAACAACTCCAGGAAAACCAGGGAGCATACTTAATAATTTAATTCCTAATATTGCAGGTGGTAATACTAATGGAATTTTGAATAATGTAGTAAAAGCCATTGGTCCAGTTGCAAATGAAGTTATTACCAATCTCAGTGCCGCTGATATTAAAAATATAATGAGCATTGCAACTGGATTTGACCCTTCGGGAATATCTGGATCAATTACTGGTGCTATACCAGATTCAATGATTGATATGGTAAGAAATTGGTTAATAGGTATGACTAAAGCACAAAGTTTATTCATAAATTAAAATTTTACAACACAAAACATTTGATAATAAACATGCGCATATACAAACCCAAAAGAAAAATTATAAACTGTAATTGTGAACCGAAATGTATTTCTAAATGTTTAAAAAAAAATGTGAAAACTAATCCACAAAAAGCAGAAGAAACACCTACAGAAACACCTACAGAAACACCTGCAGAAACACCTGCTGAAACAGCTGAAACAATCGTGTCTCAAAGAGATAAATATGTGACTTTGGATGTTGTCAATACCGATAAAATTAATATTATTATAGAAAACTCTAAAATTGTCAATGAAGCTGTTAAAAATGCACAAGTAATAACAGATTTGTTGCCAACTGTACAAGAAGTTGCTACAAAAATGAGAAAATTTCAAAATACTAATCAAAACGGGAAAATTGTAATGAATGCTCCGTTGGATATGAAAAATCAAAATATTAGCAATCTTAAAAATCCAGAAAACGATACAGATGCAGTTAATAAAATTTACTTGCTAACACTTTTAGATAGGCAAATAGACGCTAAACAAAAATCTATTCTAAATGTTCCTATACCAGAAAACGATTTCGACGCTGCCAATAAAAAATATGTAGATTCTGTTAAAAGAAACACTTATTTATACTCACAACCTACAATTGATGGTCTAGCAAGTAAATATTTTAGTCCATGTATAATTTTAGAAACATGTACTTTACAGAGTCTTCAGTGGAATATTCTTGGCAGTTTAGAAGGAAAACTTTTTATAAATATTAAACCATTAAATGGAGCATATGAAAAAACAGAAATTTGTAAAAAAATTAGAAGTGAAAATTCCTATTACATTCAATTAAATATTTCTATAAATGATAAAAGTTTTATTTTTTTAAGTACAGACTTTGCCACTACAGATTCTAATGTTATATTGTGTGTAGAAAGTTAATTTCAAAACTGAAATTTGCAGTTTTGAAATTTAGGGCATAAATGAATTAATTTGAACATCTCCAATACGATTCATAATTTCTTGATACAAAGGAATCATACCAGACGTTTGCTTTACTGGAATCATATTACTTGGAGGTTGATATGGTAAACCTGCGTGAATATTATCGACACCCAAAGTTAGGTTATATTTCATACTGCTAAGATCTGAAGATGTTTCGTTAAATTGTCCTCCCATAACGTTTAATGCACCATCTCTTAAATCTATATGCGGTGTAACGGACGGAACAAACCAATTTCCTTGTGCTGGAATAATAGGTAAATCACCTCTAATGGAATCACCCTGACTATACAATCTCGATTTTTTATTAGCATAAATAAAACGATCATAAATGACTGGTTGAATTTCTCCGTCATTGGATACACCAAGTGGATTAAAAGGTTCTACTGCCAAAAGTTTTTCTTCTGGAGGTCTATAATTAATATTCGATCCATAACTTACATTGCCAATTCTAGGACTCAAATTGCTGGTCATATCTCTGGGAGGAGTATATGACATGGTAACATCTAATTCTCGTTTATATCCCAACGGTGGCATAAAATGTTCTTTTATTACATTACGTTGCTTATTAACAAGAAACATTCCTACAAACGCTACAAGTACTGATGCAAAGATCGGATTCATTTTATTAATAGAAGCGTTTATCGCCGAACTAAAAAGTAATACAAGGCAATTCCTGCCAACGACATTGCTACAGCGTATGCTAGACAACTATAATCCATGTTTTATTTTCAATGTAGTATAAATCTTTTTGGAATCATTAGTATTTGTTTTGAAAATTTCTAAAATGTCATCATAATTGTACGCTTCATATTCTTTGTCGCATTTTAAAAGAATTTTATAATTTTCTCTAATATTTGCTTAAGTCTGAATTTCTTTTTTAATTTTTAGGATCAAAATATTTATCAAAAGTACGTCTTATTTATGAAAGGATGTTCTATGTCCATTTCGCTAATTTATCTCAGTTTTCCTTGTCTATAAATGAATTCTAAGTTTATTAATAATTTGTTGGAAAGCAAAGCCTCAATGTTTGATTCCTTTCCTAAAGAGGTTCAATTGGTAGTATTGGCTCAAGCAGAAAATTGGGTTCAAATAAGTAAAATGCCATTAACTTATTCACAAATGGAAAGATATCAAAATAATATTTTATGGGATATAGCTATTCACTATATGGATAATATTCCATTGGAATTTATTAAAATTAAGAAAAGAAGCGTTTCCTTATATGTTGTTTTTAATTATTTTAATTTATCAGAAGAATTGGTCAAGAGAAAATTTTTAAGAAATGCAACTTTTCACGACAGGGTAGAAGCTGTAGCAATATGGTATAGCTCACCTAATTGTAGACATTTGATTGAAAAAAAATACGACAATAATATTTTGTTTAACATTGAAAATTATACAAGTTTCACACTATCTAGATTTTGGAAAATTATAAATGTTGATATGATAAAACTTTATTCAAATTGGATGACTATTCCAAAAATTTTTTTTGAAACTGATCCAGGTTTGGATATTAGTACTGGTGGATGGTTTGGATGTCATCAATGTGACGATAATAAAGCTGGTTGCAAACATTTTCCATCTTTAAAATTTATAGAAAAACACAATCATGTATGTAAATGCGGAAAAATACACCAATAAATGGGAAACTCGCAATCAGTAAATGTGGCAAAATCAATTACGGATATTATTGCAAAGGTATCTACAGATGTAATACAATCAATTGATCTAAGTAATATAAATTCACAAATTATTAGTATTAGTAATTCAGGAGGCGACGTAAATATTAGAAATAATGTTTTTACACAAACTGCAACTATTAATATGACATCTTTATTAGATTCTTTAAGTAGTCAACAAGCTTCTGAAAAAATTAGAGCTGAAATGGAACAATTATCAAAATCTATAGTTAGTGGTTTAAATTTTTTCACTTTTACTGATGCTAAAAATACAGCTAACTTGTTAGTTAATAATACTGTAACTATTTTAACAAATATTAAACAGTCTTGTGCAACAACTGTTAACAATATACAAAGTATTACAATTCAGCAAACCAAAGGATCAGTCTATATTCAAAATAATTTATTTAGTCAAATGTCTAGTATTATGAATCAATGTGCTCTGAAATCTATAAGTAACAACAGTGTTGTTCAAGATATTCAAAATAAAATCAATCAATCTGCTACTTCAGAATTAAAAGGATTTAATTTAATGTGGATAATTTTGATTTGTGTTGCCATTGTAATAGCTCCTATTTTTGCAGCTTCAAGTACAATGGGAAAATCTTTTAAATTTATTTTTCCGATAATGACTTTTATAGGTTTAATTTTGATATCAGTTTATTTTTCTACTGGTAAAAATATAATGAAGACATATTATTATACAAAACCCTACGGCAATATATGCCCTTCGTCTTCTAAAGATGCTAGTATAAACACGCAAACTACAAATACCCAAACCGCTATTGAAACTTGTCTAAAGTCTAGTACTTGTAAAGTTGTGGATGGACGATTAACTGAAAAAAGCGGCACAGTCATTCAAGAACGATCTGTTCCATTATTTACCTTTTATACCAGTCAATGTGTAAATCAGCCAGATATTCAACCCGAAGCGCAATCTTTATTTCCAAAAGTTGATATCACTGCATTTAAATATAAAGAAAGATATCAGTGGATGTTGTATGTAAGTATTTCTATTATTATAGGCGGAATTGTTGGTTTTGCTATTCAAAATAGAAATTTATTTAAACGTAATACGATTAGCAATAACGATATTGAAATGACGACATTTTAGATAAAAATGAAAGATACTTTTTTTTATATAGGACATGAAACAACATTTTCTAAAGATATTTTACAAGATGGATTTAAAGTATCTTCTCAGACAACTAATGTAGGTCAAGGATCTGGAAATCGTAAAACTACCAAAAATCCCAATATATTCATAAACTACAAAAAAGACGTTACCGAAGACTATACTCAAGTAGATGCAATCTATTTTAGAGTTTTTAAAAATTTTAAAGATATAGCACCGCTTTACGGAGGTAATGCTATTATTCTTTTGAAACCAAGTTTTTTAAAAAACATTAAATGGCATTTTAATACTACAGAAAATTTTGGATTTTATTTAGATAAAATTTCGCCATTTAGCGGTGATTTTGGTAAGACATTGTTTAATCTGAATGATATTAAAGAATTTAATTTTGATTTTACATCAGCTGAATTGGTAGTAATGCAAAATTTACCAAAAGAATCTATTTGTAAAGTAATTTACTTTTGATTAAAAATGATGTCATTAAAACAAATCTCTAGAAAAGTTGTCCAAGAATGTGATTTGAATATTAAAGAATTACCAAATTATCTGCAAGATTATGTTAAAGATGTGTGTTTAAAAAATCGGGAAATGGCTGCGTATACCTCAATATTATATGACCATTTAGATTGTCTGAAAGAATCTTATAGATTGGGATATGGTTGGAATTCTTTTTGTATTTCTACAGCAATTATAAATGGTAATTTAGACTGTTTAAAATATCTTTATGAAAATAAGTGTCCTTTTGATAGAATAATTACAACTATTGCTGCAGAACATGGACAATTTTCATGTTTAAAATATCTTCATGGAATGCATGAACCATTATGTGTTAGTACTATCAATGCCGCAGCAGAACATGGACATTTAGATTGTTTAAAATACTTGCATGATAATGATTGTGAATTATCAGAAACCATCATGAATTCTATTGCTCTAAATGGTCATTTAGAATGTTTAAAGTATGTACATAATGAATGCGGTTTTGGTTTTAACAGATGTACATCTCTATATACAGTTATTGGTGGACATTTAGAATGTTTAAAATATGTACACGAAAATGGTGGTTATTGGGATAACTTTTTAACTTCGTGGGCTGCTCTTGGTGGATTTTTAGAATGTTTGAAATATGCTCATAAAAAAAAATGTCCCTGGGATGCCAATACTTGTTCATTTGCTGCTAGAAATGGAAATTTAGATTGTTTAAAATATGCTCATGAAAATAATTGCCCTTGGGATGAACAGACGACTTATGCTGCTGCAGAATCTGGAAATATAAATTGTTTAAAATATGCTATTAAAAATGGATGTAAATGGAATCAAGATGCAATATTTGCTGCAAGTAATCACAAGAATTGTTTTGAATATCTTCTACATCTCCAAAATAGCTCACGAAGACATTTAAAAAATTTTGAAAAATAAAAAGTTTAAACTGAGATATCTATATATTTTAAAAAAAAACTTTTAAAAATGAAAATTTTAAATCTTGAAATGATTTGCTTAGATGTTATTAGAAAAAATAAATTAGATAATTCTCGTCTTCCAAAATTTTTACAATATAAAGTGAAATATATTCAACAGTGTTGTATTAGAGAAGATATTAAAACCGCCATAGATTATCAACATTTACATTGTTTGCCAGAAAACTTGAATAGTAACATGATGGAATATGCCATTAGTCGTAGATTATATTCATGTATTGATTTTTTTATTTCAAAGGGTTTAAAATTACCTTTAAATTCTTCTTTACAAGCTGTTAAAAACGATGATTTAGAATTAATTCAGTATATATCTTTGAACGGAAAACTTCATCCTGCCACACTTTTCGAAGCAGCTTTGGGAGGTTTGACAGAAATAGTTAAATATTGTTCAAATTATTTACCAATCACAATTGAAATTTTAGAAGTAGCAGAATTGTTTGATGATATAGAGTTAATAGATTTGTGTATAAGTAAAGGGATTTATTCTCATAGATTGTTTTATAACAGCATTTAATAATGTTTCAAGTTTTAAAATAGGTAACTGTGTGCAAAATTTCGAATTAAGACAGATTGAAAATGCGCGTATTGTAAAAATTTTTCATTTTGAAAGCACAAAATGCTTTCAAAATAAATGTTATTGTTAATCCTTCCACTTTTAGTGGGAAGTTTATCTGGATATTTAACTAGAAATAAAATTTCAGGTTCTTATAAAAATTTAAAAAAACCTTCATTTAACCCTCCAAATTATATATTTGGTCCAGTATGGACAATTCTATATATTTTAATGGGTATATCTCTGCAAATTATTTCTAATAAACCTAATAACGAAAAGACTTTGATAATTTTTTATGTGCAGTTATTTTTAAATTTTATGTGGAGTATTGTATTTTTCAATTTAAATCGGTTAGATTTTTCTATCATTATCATTTTAGGAATGTTAACATCTATAATATTTATGATTATATATATGAGAAAAATAAATCCATTGTCTGGAAATCTTCAAATACCTTATTTATTGTGGGTCATTTTTGCCACAATATTAAATATATCCATATGGTGGTTAAACAATCCTTATAAAAAGTGATGTATCATGTTTCTAAAAAGTGATGTATCATGCTGTGCTTGGGTATGTATAAAGCTTCCAAAGCTTAAAACTCTACAGTCTGTTCAGACAGTAAGTATGAATTTCCAAAGCTAAAAACTCTACAGTCTGCTCAGACAGTAAGTATGAATTCTAGATGCAAGTCTGAATTTGAATTAATTGAATTAATTGTATTTTTTTTTTAGAAAAAACACATCATGGAAGAATTTCTTGAAGAATTACGTCTTGATTTTCCAAATGTGGTTATTGTGAACGATCGTTGGTTAACTTTTCATCATTCTTTAACCTTTGATCAATGTGCATTTGTTGAAAACACTGCTCTAAAACATTTAATTGATGCGTACCAACAAGATGATTCGAAATTTTTTTTATCATACAATGCTTGTTTAGAATGTGGAGTTATGTTAGGTTCGTGTAATCCTAGACAATATTGTCGCAAATTTTATTGTTCTAAATCTTCCATGACTTTGCTCTAGCCTGCTGTTATTCTCAAACTCTTATTTACCCGCTTTTCGGGTTTGAGAATTTATTCTAAATCTTTGGTTAAGCGTTTGGGAAAAGCCATTTGTCTACAATAGTTCTTACACAAAACACTCGATGCAATACAATACCCAATAATAAAATTCCAGCTATAGTTATCCACGGATTCAAATTAAAAAAATTGGCCAATAAAAGAGCCGCTGTAATAGTAATCGATATATCTGTTATGGCTATATCGAAAAATCTGTAAGAATGTACCCCAGTGTTGGGTTTTCCAAATATGTCTTTGTATTTACATAGTCCCATGTGTTATTTATCCATAGTATTTTTAAATCTTCCTTGCTGTTCTTCGAACTCTTATTAGGAGAATTTTGAACATAAAAATTTATACTGGAATGGCTATACCTGCTTCTATAAGCATTTTTCTAGCTCGTTCGAGAGTTTGAAATCGTTCCACATCAAAAGGACATTGCGACCAATTGGGGTTTCGATTATAAGCCGAATAGGCTTTTAAAATTTTCCATGCTGATCTGGCATCGGTTACAGGCTCCCACGCCCACCACGCTGTACACAATTGGTATTGTTGTTCAGTGTTTAATGAAGTCTGACGTTTTGGAATAGCAAAATTAACGTCTTTGGGCATATAGTAACGTGAAGGTAAACTTCTCTGTACAGGCGGAGGCCTTTTAACTGGATTGAAATTTCTACAACTCATGTTTTATATTACATATAAGGTTTTTCCATTTGTGATATCATTTTTCTAGTCGAAAATTTAAGAAATACAATGATTTTGCAAATTTATTGTCTGCATTTACTACTTTCTGGCCACATTTTAAAGTACACTTCGATTATGACTGCACGCTACGTCAATGACACTTGATGCTGCACATGAATAGACATAAAACACATTGAATGACTTAGCAACAAAGAATAGGATATGACTTGTCATTTATCAATTGATGACTTAGCAACAAAGAAATGGATATGACTTGTCATTTATCAATTGATGACTTAGCAACAAAGAAATAGGATATGACTTGTCATTTTACACTCGGATATGACGTGGCAAACTCGCATTAAAAAACTACATTATTATATAATAGCTTTAAAAATTTCTTCATCTTTTATGATTAAATTGGTAAATTTTAATACATTAGATTTTGTAATATTGTCATTATCTTTGACGAAGAAAACAAAAATTATTATTTTTAATTAAGGTACTACCAATCTCTGTACGTGAGCTATTGAAAGATTATTTTATTGACAAATACATGTGTCATTAAAGCTTTAATTTTTTATATATAAAAATGGAAATTAAAGAAATCGAAATTGATTCAACTTATAGAAATAGAGTGTTATATCCAAATCCATGTTTTTTTGAACTGTTGGTAAACACACCAAATAAAACATTTTTCGCAGCGTTAGATCCAGTAAGCAGAGCTGCTCCTCAATGTCTTTTTACTGGAAATACTCTGGACTCCAGTTTACCTAACATTACAACACTAACTGGAACAATAGTTCGCGTTTTACCGAATGCAATAGAAGTTAACTTTCCAAATCAGATTTTTAATTTTAATAATTACTATAATGGATTAACTAGCGATGATAATGTTACAATTATTAAATACGATTATATGCATGATAATCTTGGACGTTTTTTTTTAGAAAAATTTCCAATCGTATCTGTTGGCAATTTTTTTAACATTTACTATTGGCCTAAAATACAACCGTTGAACATTGCAGGATTGCACGTTAAATTTTTTATACCAGCCAAACCAAAATGTAATCAAGTTAAATTTCTGTATAATGAAACTAGGCATAATTGGAATGAAATTATTTATTCTGATAACGTTAGTGTTACAGTTTTAATAAAAAATACAAATTGGAATTATAGTGATAGATTTAGTTTACGAGATGAACCACCTGCTTGGATAGGAACAATTGTGTCAAATACTCAAAATACTATAACTCTAAATGTTCTAGATTCTTCTCAACGAGATTTTATTTTTATACCATCTATTGGATATTTTGGTAAAATTACTAACAAAAATGGATTAATTATCACTGTTACTCCAAATATTTTAAATCCAATTCTTGTTAATTCTGAAATACAATGTTTACCATTTAGCTATGACAACAGTCAATCGCTGCCATACATTGGTACTTGTGATCAACAACAAAGAACATGGATTATAGAACTTGTAAGTATACAAATTCCAAATGTTCCTTTAAAAAATAAATTTTATCTTTTACAATTTAGTCATTTATATGTTGAATTTAGAGATCCTTATAATAGTCCTCAAAACAATATAATGAGTAACAATCCAAATAGTAATAATTCGTATTTTAGAATTATTCCAAATAAAGTACAGAGTTCACGAGAATGGTTATCTTATGATTGTGATGGAAGCAGTAAAACTATTCGGTTTACACCAACTTCTATGCAATTTAGATTTAAAATTTTAACTCCAGATGGATGTTTGTTGGAATTTATTGAAAAAGATTCTGAATGGCCAAAGAAATCTTTATCAAAATTACAAGTATCTGCGTTATTCAATTTAAAAATGTTTTAAATTACTATATTTCATGCACTTTTCTTCAATTACATTTTTAGATATTTGACACGCTTTTTCTGGCATGATGTAATTAATTTGAAAAGATATAGTCAATTCTTCGCTTGTTACTTTTCTAAATTTTGGTTCATAATCATTGTTATCGTAACAAAATTGTTGCAATTCTTCAAAATGTATTTTTTTAGGGGCATTACAATCTGGAGTAATATCACATTTATAATGTTTAAAATAGTATAAAATTACCCATTCGAGATAAGTTAGATAATTTTTACATTTTTCAGAATCATAATTTAAAATATTATGTTGTTTTGCAAGTTGTTTAAAATGAAAAGGATAACTAATATCAATTAAACATGATATATTACTTTTAATTCGTGGTAAAAAATCGTTACCTAAAAAACAAACATTAATAAAATATGAAAATGATGTAATTGGCAAACTACACAATACCTTTTCAATGTCTATGTAATCTTTTCTTAGAGGATATATTCTCAATATATCAACATTGTACAAGTTGTTTAAGATGCTTAAAACGATAACATCTGCATCTATAGAAATAATTAATGTTTTTACATTTAAAAATTTTACTAAATTTATTATTTTATGTTCTCCTTCCCCTGGTACATTATGATTCGAATAATAAATAATTTTTTCTTTGGCCATTGTTAGTACGTGCTTTAAAAATTCACGGTTAAAATTTTCCATGAATAGAGTTCCTACAGATATTTGTAGTTTATCAGAGATTAAAAAAGATCTTCTACGTTTTTGTTCTTCTAATTTTGAAGGAGGGCCAATTCCATCTAAAACAATTATATAAATTTCAGATTCCCACGAAGAGACAAAGTAAAAACATTGCAAAGCAGTGACATGCGCATCAAAAAGATATTTAGGAGCATAAATATGAAGCCATTGGTTTAAATCAAACGCGACTGCTTCATATTTTTTATTCATACAATTTGTAATACAACAACTGAATTCTTCTTTAAATTGTGGATAAAACTTCAATATTCCCATTTTAAAATAAATGAGAATGTTACGTTTATAATAGTTGGAAGTGTAGTGTTTTTGGTTGCTCTTATACTTTTTAGAAGAACATCCAAAGAAGACATATATCCAAAAAGCGATACCAAGTTTAATACAATTTTTCAGTATACACCAATTCTACCAGAAATTGTTTTACCTCCTGTGAAACAAAACGACGATTCGAATAAATGGAGTGTATGTCAAAATAGCATGTATGCGGATGACAAAATTATAAATGGATTTTGTAACGAGTATCAATTTTTAAGTAATTATTATCCTTCTAAATTAATTAAAAACGGTTTAACTTTTAATAGTGTAGAAGCTGCATATCAGGCAAGTAAGTTTAATATAAAATTTCAAAAATTATTCACAAACTTATCACCCGATGATTCAAAAATGCTTTCAAAATCATTAGATTATGATGAAAAGGCTTTCTCAAAAATTTCTGTAGAAATAATGTGGCAGTTGTTGGTTGCAAAATTTTCCGATCCAACTATGAAACAAAAATTAAAAGCAACAGGAAACAGACAATTGGTAGAATTCAATACATGGGGAGATACATTCTGGGGGCAATGTTTTGAAAACGGTGAAATTACTGGGAAAAATACATTGGGAAAATTATTAATGGATATACGATCTATTCCATAAATTTCAAACGTTTAGATAAATTCAAAAATAAATTCAAAACAATAATAATTTGTGTTGAATTTAATTAAAAATAAAATTAAAATTTCCTAAATTTTTATCTTTTTCAACATTTACTTGTTTGTAATAGACAGTTCCCTCGTTTGAAATATCACTAAGATAACAAAAATCATCATCTATAGATGGGTTAGGAAATGTTGAGATTGAATCCATTTCAGAATATTTACGTTTTTTAACAACGGGTCGTTTTACTGCAAAAAACGAACATTTAATCTTTTTAGGTAAATTTTCGGAATCAAAAAACAAAACTAAATGTTTATTTTTAGAAACTATATTTGATCTATCTGAAATTTCAGCAATAACATCTTCTTTTAAAATCATTGATAATTGTAGAGTTTCTTGTGGTCTAATAATATCGAAAATAAAATCGTTACCATTTTTAAATTTAAAATTTACATTACCATCACCTTTAATACCGGAAATATTACTTGCCATTTTTCTTCTTTAAATATGTTGTAGTGGCTTCTAAAATTTTTCAATTTCAAAAATCAAACTTTAGTTAAATAATAGAGGGTAACCAATAAAAACCATAATGACTTCCAAAACCAAGCTTAATCTATTATCTAGTTTGAATCAATTTATTTTAGGAGAGTTTTTAGGCAATCAACAATCTGGAGCATCTAGCAATTTACAAGAAAAATGGCAAAGTAGCGAAATTCAAAAACGGCTAGGTGGTATTGTTGGTTTAAAACCAAGAGAAGTATTACAGGGTCCTCAAAGAAATATTAGCGCCTATCTCTATTTTTGTGAAGATATGAGAAAAGAAATTCTAGAAAAAAATCCTGGTATCAAACCAAATAAGGTAATGATTTTGTTTGGTCAATACTGGAGGCAGTTGAGTGAAACTGAAAAAGCTCCATATGAAGAAAAAGCCATTTCTGATAAAGCCAGATATTCAGAGTACTTGAAAAACAATAAAAATGTTAGTAAAAAAAAGATTAAACCATCAGTTTACAATCTTTTTTGTAGCGAAGAAAGAAAATTGATCAAAGAAGAATTCCCAGAAATGAAAGCCACAGAAATAAGGAATGAGCTTGGTAAACGATGGAAAATTGCCAAAGAAACCAACACGGATGCACTCAAAGAAAAATATGGTTACGAAAAAGTATAATCATCATCCGTAATAACATTTAAGAAATCATCCATAATAACATTTAAGAATAAATGTTCATACTTTTGCAATATATCTGGAGGAATTTCATTGTGTTTAATTAAAATATTCCAATTTAAATATTCTCCATAAAAGTCTATAATGTAGTAAGGTAAAATTTCAGCACTACACTTGTCCCAATCAACAGAAATTAAATGGTCACCCCCAAACATTTGATGCAATAAAAGTTTTTGAGTTTCAGTTTTCAACATAGATTCAAAAGCCGAATAAAAATTTTGACCATTTACTTTTAAAAATGTTTCGATATTAAATGTTTCTGGTAAGTGGAATAGAGGGATAGTTTCGTGTGAAAATTTTTCAAAATCGATTTTAGTATTAAATCGATTATCTAAAAATAATGCAAGTAAAATTTTTTTATATTCTAAATTTAAACCTGATTCAATTTTATTATATTTTTCAAGGCTTGTATTGATGTTAATAAACATTGTTGTTTATTACTTTTTCCAAATCTCCTATATTTAATTCTAATTTTTCACAGAAATCTGTTAGTTTTACAGAACTTTTATATTCGTTTTGAATAAACTTAAAAATTAACCCAGAAATTATTAATTTAGTTCTTTTAGAAATTTTAATATGTGAATTAAAATTTTCAGACCGTAAAAATTTATCAAATTTAGGACACATTTTTAACTGTAATTGACGCATTATTCCTTTAGCAATATCAGATGCACTTTCTGTTGCATTTCTAGTTTCCGAAATTTTAATTTTCACAAGTTTAAAACCATCTGCAGCTTTCCTATAAGTCAAACCAAATTTCTTGGAAATGGTTTCAAAATTTTCAAAATCGTTAACTTTAAGATAAGCATGATAGATACATGCACAAATTATTGCTTTTCTTTTATCACCTCTGTATACTTTTGAACCACATACTTGCAAAAAGTAATCGTTTGATATTTCAGTTATTTTATCTCCCAAATTAAATGATTCCAATTCTTTAAAGATGCTTGGAGAAAATAATTGTCTTTTTTGATTGGAAATAAAATTACTTGTTTCGTCAGGTTTTTGAAATTGACATCTTATACAAGTCATTCCATCTAAATCTGCAAAAAATTCGTGTAAACATGTTTCCTTGACATCTTCAACAACTTCTTCAGATTCTAAATATTCTTCAAATCTGGCAAACATAATTAAAATACAAGTTTTTTGTCTTAAATAATTTCAAGTGTGAAAGAAAAACGAATCAGACACTTAACTTATACATAAAAAGTTTTGGATTTTTTATACTGATAAAAAATAACTATCACGACTAACAAAGTAACAATTCCTATAGAAATAGGTAAAGAATAAGGGAAAAAAAATTTAGAGTGCGAATCCGTTGTAACATCAAAAGCTAACATTCCTCCAAATGTTCCATTTTTAAAATCGTATTCTTTTTCTAATTGAACTAATTTGTTAAATTTGTGCGTAGCAATTTTAAAATAGCCATTTTCACCCCACTTTTCACCCCAACTATTTCTACAGATCCAGTATTGAACATTTTCATATTTACTAGGACTAGTTTCAACATGTGGTGTTTCTCCATAACCTACAACAACTATACTATGACACCCTTGAAAATGTTCTGGATGCCCAAAAATCGGTTTTAGTCTATCATCATATGATAAAACATTGTCTAAATAAATACCATGAGTTCCAAATTTTCCACTTTTAAAATTTTCATAAACTAACATTCCAGCAATCAAAGGACCTTGTTTCGTTAAATGATGTTTTATAGTTTTAATATCTCTGTATAATTTTGTATTTTTTAATGTAATAGTTTTTAAATAACCTAAATTTTCACAATTACAGCCTTTAACATTATTGCATGTATTTTCTACTAAATTTGAAGATTCTAAATGTTTTAAAAATTTTGCAGGATTACCACCCATACATGGATTGTTTTCATAACAATTCATGGCCTGTTTCCATGAAAATTCTATATTTTTACCAAATTTTATTTGATAATGATCATTTATTGCTGAAATTGTACTCAACGCCCAACAATTTCCACAATTTTCTTGATTATAAATTTTTGATTGTATTTTTTTTCTCCAGTCGAATTCTAGTGGTAAAATATCGTTGATTTCATTTTGTTTTACATCAACATGTTCTTGAAAATTTATTTGTGCTTTAAAATTATTTGATATGATTAGCGGTTTTTTCTTTATCGTATTGAGTTTTTCATACTTGTCTCCATCATCTATGAAATTCATTTATTCACTGATTTCTTAAATTGTTTGCGCATATCTAAAAATAAAATTATTTTTTTTGATCAAAATAAAATGAATTCAGTTAGCAGTTTTTGGCATAAACATGGTTTTAAATTTATGTTGATTCTATTTGTATCATTAACATCTATAATTGTGGTTGTGAAAAGAATGTCTGGGTTTAAAAAAAAAAAGACAAAATCTTTTCAATATAATTTCAAAAACTTGGAAGAAAAATATCCACAAGCATTTAAACATAAAAAACACCATGTTATGTGGAATGGTGAATCTAAAGGGGAAATACAATGTCGGTCATTTTTAGAACGCAAGTATAAATGCGCGTTTCCCAAAGTTCGTCCATCATTCCTTAGAAATCCTGTAACAAATGGTGCTTTGTTAGAACTTGATTGTTTTAATGAAAAATTAAAGCTTGCTTGTGAATATCAAGGAGAACAACATTTTAAATTTGTTTCATATTTTCACAAATCCAACGATTCGTTTCTGAACCAAAAATATAGAGACGAATTAAAAAGAAATTTATGTAAAGAAAACGGAGTATATTTAATTGAAGTTCCGTTTTACGTTACAGATATTGATAGTTATCTAGATAAGGAAACGGAAATATGGAGTCGTCGTCAAAACGTAAATATACACGCAAAACAACAACTATAGAAAATAGGAAATGTACACCTAAAAAAACTAAAAGTGTTAAATTTAGTAAAGTTTTACAAATTTTAGAAAATCAACGTCCTCGTATTGTAGTAAAACGTAATATATACGGACAATACGAACACGAAGAAACTGGATTCGTTTTCGATTCAAACACTGAACAAGTATTAGGAAAGCACGTGGGTAATGGAAAAATTGAACAATTGACAGAACACGATCAACAATTGGCAAAAACAAACTACAATTTTACGTTGAATAAATCTTAAAAATGGAAAATGTCTATCAGTCTATGAAATCATTTGCTCTGGAGCAACGTTCACAAATGATTTCTTTTTTAAAAAATGTAAACGTAGAAGATGATTGTCATGCTACAGTACACTTTATCATGAAAAGATATGCAGAAGAAAATGAATTGTTAATTTCAGACTTTACAACAAAATCGGAAGATTTAGATTATGAATATTATACAGTAGATGTAGAATCGTTACCAATAAATTTGTTGAATATAATATATAATTTTTTAAGATTACATTTTAAAAAAGATGTTTGAAATCATTTGGGAAATTTAAATCTAAATGATTTCAAAAGGATTAAAAATTAGACGTTTTAATCAGATCTATTAATTTTTCTTGATTATTGGTATGTATATTTACGTTTTTACAAGCAAATTCTGGTTCATGTTTTAATTTATTTTTTAATCTTTTTATTGATTCAAGGGCGTTGCATGTATCTTCAAATACGATGGAAAGCATAGGAAATTTTTCTTGTAATGTTTTAATTCGACTAGAAATGTAATGTCTCTGACCTCTTATTAGAATATACTGATTTTCTGAAATTTTAACCAATGACAATCGTTCGTAATGAATTCTTTTTTTTACATCTTTTTTTTCATTATCTATTCTAGCTAGACAGTTGGTTTGTGCGAAAAAAATGTTCATCATGTTTAAAAATTCCATAGTGCATTTGCGCAAAATGTCTTCAGACATGCCGCTGATTATTACCTTACCAGATTCAAAGATTCGAAAAGTTATGTAATAATCTTTTTCCGATTTTAATGAACCAAATATACCATGTTTAATAAATCCGTTTTTATCAAAAATATGCGTTTCTCTATTGGTTACTATTTCAGAGTTTAGTAAATATTTGCAATTTACTGCGACACTTTTTGGTAACTGAAACGCTATAAAATTTGGCTGTGAATTTATAAAAGATAACAAAATAGAATTATCCATTTGTATACCAAGATCTAATAGAAAATTAGTCATTACTTCATAAATCACTATAGTATAAATAAATTTTTTATTATACATTTCTTGAATTATTTCTAAAATATAAGCAATACATTCGTAAGCATTTATAATAGTTATACATCCTGTAAATTGAAAGCTTCCGTTTTTACAAATTTTTATAGAAATTGGACGATGCAAGTACATTTCGCAAGTAAACGAATTTTTAAAGCCTGAACGAATTTGAAGAATACACCCATTTTGTCTTTCGTTTCCAATTTTTGAAGAAAAAAATGCCATGCATTGATCAATGTCAAGAGAAAATTTAGGTATACCAAAATCTGTTTTTGCTACAATTGTTCTTGTAGTAGCAGACGTCAGAGTCGACGTATCAGATTTACAACTGATTTTTTCAGAAAAGTAAGTCATTTTCATTAATGTGTATATTTCCATACATGAACCACAGTATAAAATTTATCAACTTTTTACCTATCAGTAACTATTACTTTAGTAACTTAAAAAATCGTTTATAAAGTCTCAAAACTTGGTTATATTCTTCTTGTGTCAAGATTCCGTCGTCTGAAGCTCTTTCGATCGCTTCTTCGAGTTGTTCTAATGTAAGATTAGCTAGACTGCTGTTTGAAGAATAAATTAGTAAATCTTTAGATATTCTATTTATAGCAGATTTTAAAATCAAATGAATGACAGCAGTAGATAGGAGAATAGGTATAGTGAAAGGAATGATAACTGGTAAAAAGATACTTGCTCCTACAACAGGAGTTTCTAGCGAAATACATCCCAAATCTAAACACTTGATAATTTGTAGAGAATTATATTTTTTATTACATTTTTTATTACATTTTACAACAGTTTTTTCAATATTGGAATAAAATTTTGATAATTGTTCTATTCTTTGCTTATTTAAAATAGTAGGTGAATCATCCCAATCTATCTGAGGAGCTGTAGGCTTGTCATCAGTCATTTTATTGTTGTTACATTTCTGAAATAACTGTTAGTAATTTTTTATGATTCTTCCAACATTTTTAATTGATTTTGCAATTCAACATCACATTCATCTTCTACAATTTCAGTTATTTTAGCAGAAGGAGTTTCAAAAGCCATCATTGTTATTAGTGGTGCCATCGCCGTTGTAGTTAATTTAAATAATTTATTATCCATAATATTTTCAAAGAAGGAGGTGTTTTCAGAAATGTTTAAAGTTTCAAAATTGTCTGGCTTTTTTTTCACATCTGTTGAATAAGAATACGTCATTGAATTGCATTGATTTTCCAATTCCATTGTCAGAGTCTTAACTTTATTGCTTTGTTGTTTAAAAACGACAAACACACATATAAAAAGTGCTATAATTGTTACTAATATCACTGCCAGTACATTCATTTATTATACAATTATTCAGCTTTTGATATGTAACAGCTCTTAATTTATATTATTAAACTTAAAAACTCATTGCATAATAGAAAATGATGGAATACGGTTTATTCTGTTGGATGCTTGCATTTGCATTTTTATTTAGAAATTTTTTTAGAAAAGTAATGTTATATTTCATTTTTATTTTTAGATGTTTTTCATACGTTTATATACGTCCAATGATTAATAAATTTAAAAATAAACCTTTGAAAGTAAAAACAAAATTTAATATAAATTTGGAAGGAAATATTTATACTATAAATTTTGAAAATTTTATTCCCAAAGACATGTTTGATTTTTTAGTCATCACAGATGAAAATTCTAGAGATGTTAGTGAAAAAATTATAACTCTTGCTGGTCCATTGGGAAACTTTTTAGGGCGACCAGTCTCGCCCAAAGATTTGGGCTATAAAAAGTTGTATATAAATGAACAATGTTTTGTGGACGAAAATATCCCAAATTTAAAAACATTTTTAATTTAAAAATTAATACGTTCAACGTTTTGAATTAAATGATAATCATAATCTATAGCAAAAAATTCAGGTTCTTTACTAACTATTGTTTTGTGACGACTAGAATATTGCAGTCGTAAATTTATTCTTTTCCAGTTACTATCTGGTTTAATGTGTAATACTTGATTTTTTCTTAATATCAAAGAAAGTTTTTTATCAACAAAGAATAAACTTTTACTGTCTTTAAAAGATAAATAAGAATCAATTAATTTAATTAATTCTTCTGGTAAATCTAATAAATTCATACGCGTTTCTTTGAATAAATGACGTTATATCTTAACGAATCAAAACAAGTAATAAACTCGCCTCAAAAATCCAAGTATGTAGGAAATTTTAAACAGGAAAATTTCTACACAGAAATTCAAGATTTTTACAAAATTTTACCTTGGTTTAAAGAAAAAGTTAATCATATTTACATTTGTCCCTTGAATGAAAATTCAAAAGCTTTAATTATTGAAAATGATTCTGTTAAAGATTCTGAAGGAACTATTTTCTATAGACCCAATAAAAAATATTACGATTTACAACTTCATGCCTACAAAAAAAGTCAAACTGGAAATTCTTACATCATGCTTTGGGTTGATCCTCAAAACGGTTTTTTATACGATTTTAATGTAAAAATTGGTATCATAACAGATAAAGGGATTTTTCAACAAAATGAAGATATTTTTAACGCCCAGGAAGATTTTCTAAAACATTGGAAAAATAATAGCAGAGAACTGGAAAAGAACAGCATACTGAAATCACCTATTGATTCAAATGTAAAAAGTTATTTTGAGTTTAATTTAAAAAAAAATGGATTAGATGATGAAAATTATCTGCAACAAGTTGTTGGTGTGTATGAAAAAAATTTTGGACATAATGGTGATGTGTTTATAAAAAAATGTTTAGATTTACTAATTTTCTTGAATCCTAAGTTAAGTTTAATTCATTCAACAAACTTTTCAAAAAGATTCAAGAAACAATATTATAAACCTAAAATTTTACCACTGTTGAGTGAAAGAGATAAATTAGAAGAAATTTACAATGATCATTTAACACCTCCAGAAACTATACAAGTTATAAGTGATATGTTATTGAAACAACACGAAGAAATGTATAACGAATGGTTAAATTTTCTACTAGTAAATAGAACTAGTGGTGTTAAAAAATTTATAAAATCAAGTAAACCAAAATATGTAGATTTACCTTCTTGGAAAAAAGTATGTAAGAATTTTAATGATTTAATCAACGAACAGGATGAAAACATTGTTTTTGTCCAAGAAGGAAAAGATATTTACGGATTCACTATTCAAAATATGTTTAATTTAATTAAAGAAAAAGATTGTAGAAATCCATATACAAAAATAGTTTTTTCTAAAGAATTTGTTTCAAAATTTATGGATACATATTACGAACCAAAAAACGGTAATGGTATTATACCTAAAATTGAAACTATCGTCACCGAGAATTCTTTAGCTCTTCTTCTAGAAGAACAATTGTGTTTACTAGAAAAAATGTGCACATTTTGCAAAATTAAAAAATATAAAAATAATTTTTTCATTGAAAACATGGAACAAGTGTTCTATTTTTGTTCAAATTCATGTATGAATCAATATAGTCTTGATGAATTTAGAAATATAGATATTTCCGAAAACTGATTTTATATATTTGGAATAAAATTTATTGTATAAATCTATATGGAAAAGTAATCCCTTTTGAATTTCTTGAGGTACAGGCAAAGATCCATCCCATTGTTGAAAAAGTGTGTCTAAATTTACTTTATATTCTCTAGACAAATTTAAAGATACGTTTGAGAGAGCAAAATATAAATTGTCTTCGTATAATGTACGTAAACTCTTTCTTTTCACTGTTACGAAATTATCATCTACTATGTCATCATCATTTACTCTGTCGTATGTAGAAGTTCCGCAAATTCTTGTTAAGTAATCAAATAAACTCATTTTCATTTTTAAAAATCCATATCGGTTTGACAAAAGAGGGAAATGTATTTGTATCCAATTTTTGTCATTTTTATAAACGGCTTTTCTCAAAGTTATAAAATCGAAATATCTATTGAAAATCATAGGATGCATTCCTCTGTGTGTTTGTGTTAATGTAGATTTCATTCCGTCTACATTAACACTGTGTGAAAATCCAAAATCTATAATAATAGGTTTAAAACCCATATAACGTAATTTATGTTTGGGATATTGGTAATATTTTTGTTGGGTTTTCAATAATAGAATGTTATTCAAGTGTAAATCGTTATGCATGAATTTACACTCGTTTTGAGCCCATAATATTATTAAACATAAATGTTGAAAAATATTGTACACAACATCTTTTGAAAGTGTTTCAATCATGTCAAAAAATGTTCCTGTATGATCTATCCATTCAATGGCAAGCTGTTGTAAATTAGTACCACTAGATGTTTTTTTTTCTACAAAACACAAAGACTTGCTAAAAAATTGTTTACAATTGGTTTTTTGAAGTTGTTTTGAAATTAAATGTTCATGTTCTAAATTAATGTCTAATTCTCTATTTTCTTTAAGTAAAATTTTACGTCCATTATATTTTGCTTGAAAAACTTTTCCATAACTTCCTTGATTTTTAAGACGTTGTTCTTTCTTAAACATTTATTAAATTTATTCTTTTTGTAATAGAATATTTTTTAAGTGTTCCATATAAATAAAAATGGTAGGACGACGACGAACAACAAAAAAACGCAAACAACGTAGACGATCAAGTAGTACTTCACCTCCGAAACGTAAACGAACTACCGGACGTCGTAAAATTGTGTTTTATGCCAGAACTAAGAAACGAACAAAGAGACGTTCTCGTTACTAAAAATTCTAAATTTAGTTAAAAAAAATGTAGAATTTTTTAATGAAATTTTTTTGTATGTGTTTCTATTCCTTTTTCACTTTTAAATCTTTTCAAACATAAATCGCAGACATATTTTTTTAATTTTTTTTCTAATTTTTCTTCAGTTAATACACATTCGAATAGATAATCATTGTACCAAATAGGTCGTAATCCATTTTTTAAAAAAATTTCATGAATTTTCAACAGATTAGTGTGATCAGAAAATAATTTTACTTGGAAACGTGTATTACAACATCCGATTTTGCTTATTTTTTTTAAAACACTTTTAGATTTTACAAAAATTCCCCAATCAAAATTATTTTCATCATGGCTTTCAATATTTATTAAATTTTCATCAAAAAAACATTTGCCCTTGTATTCTAGACTAATTTTTCTAATGTTTTCCATTTATTGAAATACCATGTACATTTAAGTATGACTATAGATAAAAATGGACAAACGAATAATATGGGTATCAGCTATAATCTCAGTTTTGCTAATTTCTATGTATTTTGTGATGCGTAAAAACAACAATGTTGCTTCGACATACAAATCTGTTATTTCACCAGCTATACCACCAAATATACCACGACCTTCTCCTGTTATAATTGCACCAGCTACACCACCAAACATACCACGACCTTCTCCTGTTATAATTGCACCAGCTACACCACCAAACATACCACGACCTAAAGAACCAGAAGTTATTCCTTCGATTGTATCAATATCTTCTTCACGTAAAAGTATTTTTGATATTATGCCACCAAACAGTGATTTATTAGCCACAAACATTAATAAATGGTATGGAATTTTAGCCAATTCAAATCCTAATGCTCCTGGAGTTGTCGTTCCATCAGGACCTTTAAATCCAACAAATTTATCAAACTATTTTAAACACATCTGGCCTAACATGGCGCAATTGCCTGATGGTCAGCTTCAAACAATTTATTTAGGTTTAGATTGTTGGTATCTTAATTATATTCCTCAATTAACTCCAAAAGTAAGTAATGAAATGTACACGGTAGACAGATTGCCTACTTTAACTGCAATAGATGGAAATCAGGGTATTGAATATGCTAGATTATTTGATAGTACAGTTTGCGATTGTCTAAGAATCAGTTACAAAACTTGTGTATACAGTAAAGATCGTTTAACAGCGATGGCACTAAAATCATGCCCTCTTTGGGATGGTATACGAAGTATAGTTACACCGAAATGGCTACTAAAAAGAGCATATGATTCTGATAACCCAGATACTAATTATAGGAAAGACGTAATGGTTCGTCAGGGAATGAGTGGTAAAAAAGGATTTCCTTCGTATAGTTATTATGAAGGTATTGTTTATCCAGGAGAGTATGGTATTACAGAATTTTGTACGACTACAGATAAATATGATCCATACTGGAAATTAAATCAAACGGGTTTAAAATCTGGTGCAAAAAATTTAATTATGAGTAATCAAACTAGTCCTTGGTTTAATGAACAAGACTGTTCTTCTAAAGATTGCCAAAAAGATTATTTTTTAGATGATACATTTAATTGTGTCAAAATAACAAGTGATGGTTCGTTTGGTCCCGCAGGAAATTTTTCAAAATGTCTCAGAGAAAGCACATTTACTGAAGAGTTTGAAATTCCTAAACAAGCTTGTTGCGGAAGTGACTCTACTATTGAAAATTTTAGTACTGATTTCAGTACAAATTGTCCAGGAGGAGGTTTTCCAAAAGCTATATGCCCAGAAGTCAATCCAAAAGATTACAGAGAATACTGGACCTATCCGCAAATAGGATGCGGTATGTGGCACACTGTTGGCAAGTCTATTGCTGTAAATACAAAATTGGGATGGCTATTAGCACCTGAATCTGAAGGAGGATGCGCATTAGATTTCAATAGGTTAATGGAAATTAGAGGAAGTACAAATGCCATTGAACAAAATTTAGTACAACAGGTTAATAGAGTTGCAGCTATCATAAAAAATGGTCAAGTAACTGCAACATCAGTGTGGCCTGGTATGAATATTGACATGTTGAAAAAACATGGTTATACAGGTTCACAGATATCTGATGGTCAACAATCTATGCAAGCAGCCAAGGAATTAGTTAAATATTGGTATATGGAAGGATATACTGGTTTTGAAAATGGTATTTTAAATGGTTTTAATTATAATTATACAAAATATTTTCCTTTAGGAACACATTTTTCATATGCTAGTAAATTTGACAATATTATTCTTGGTATGATGACAATTAAAGGACTTGATTCAGTGCAGTTGCTGATGGAACCTCAAAATGCAAGTGTTGGACTGAGACCGGCGTACATGTTTGAAGTCATTAGTAAGAAACCAACGACTAAGGCAGGATTAGAAGATTCAGCTTTCCAAGACACTAGATCCTTACAGTGTAAAGCGATATATTCATTAGATCCTAGTCAATACATTGGAAATTATATGAAATTTGGATATTTACCAAAAAGTGTTGTTACAAATCCCAAGTTGTTAGATCCTATTACATTCAAAGCGCGTATGGAATCAAAAAGTTTTGTTCCAGTTTAGAAATGAGCGTCGCAATTAAATTAGGATCTTTAGAAGACAAAAAACGTCTTTTAAAACGAACTTTAATAGTATTGAATAATGGAGAAAAGATACAATTTGCTTTACCAACCAATAATGAATTTATTTTTAGAATTCCCTATTCCATTAGTGGTGTCAAAAATTTACCATGTACGCCGATGAAATCATTTCCAAATTTTTCAGGCACATTGAAAACTGAACAAAATGTTGTTTTTGAAAATGCAAAATTAAATTTATTAAATCAAGGTGTAGTTATGATTTCATGTTATACAGGTTTTGGTAAAACTATAACAACTTTAGCATTAGCATGTTTTTTAAAACTTAAAACTTTAATTGTCGTTCATCGTACATGTCTTTTAGATCAATGGTCACAGAGTATTAAAAAATTTTGTTCAGAAGAAAATGTGGTTCAATTACCAAATATTAATAACACTGAATCTTTCTTTTCCATTGTAAATATAGCATCCATACCAAAAATATCAGATTTATCCCAATATCAATTATTAATTACAGATGAAACACATTTGTTATTAAGTGAAAAGAGAAGTTTAAATCTTTTAAAAATTAGTCCAAAAAAAATGATTGGATTAACAGCTACTCCATATAGACCAGATGAATTGAATTTAGCTTTTAAATTATTTTTTGGATCTAATTATATTCTAAGAAAACTTCATAAATTACATTACATTTATGAAGTCAAAACGAATACAAAAATTGAAGATAAACGTTTATATAATGGAATGTTGGACTGGAATCATGTACTTAAACAGCAATCTGAAAATGAAGAAAGAAATTCTCTTATTGTTAAAATTATAAAATCTTTTGAATCTTCAAGAACTTGGTTAATTCTTGTAAAAAGAAAAACGCAAGCGAAAATTTTAGAAACTCTATTAGAAAAAAATTTTGTTGTAACTACTTTAATAGGAACAGAAAGAGAATACAATAAAAATGCTCAGATTTTAATCGGGACTGTAGGAAAAATTGGAACTGGTTTTGATCATCCAAAATTAGATTCACTATTATTAGGAGCTGATATGGTGGAATTTTATATACAATTTCTAGGTAGAGTCATGAGAACAGAAAAAGATCCAATAATAATAGATCTTATTGATGAGCATCCAATTTTAAAAATGCATTACAGCAAAAGAAAAAAAATTTACATGGAACACGGAGGACAAATTAAAAAAAATATTTGACTTTAAATTTACATTTTTTGAATGTATAAAATGACACCACGTTACGTGAAAATTCCAAAAGGCACTGTTATCTACCGTACGTCTTTTACGGTTGGTCCGTTAACGCCCACCAAGTGCGGAGACACAGATAAGGTGGGACTTTATTTTTCCACCATTCCTAGCGTAGCGTTGGGTATGTCTCTTGAATACAAATCCAACATGTTTTTTAATGTTTTTAAACTAAGTGAACCAATCGTGGCAATTGATGGTAAATATTCTTTTCGAATGATTCATCCAGAACGTTATTTTGACAAAAATAATAAATTTATTTGTAATGTAGATTTAATTCCAAATGAAAATATCAATCATTTCGAAGCAAAAGTCTATCCTGTCATCGATATACCAGGAGTGGAAACGTATGATTTTTTAAGCGACGAATTGCCCATTGATGGTGAATTGTTCATCACAACCCCAGACTTGAGAAAAGTCAAATGGTTGGAAACACACACGGTCAACTGGCGTCTGTTGGCAAACGCCTGGCGTCGCAAGCAACCCTTTTCTAGAAATGAAATGTTTCGAGACGTGTTGGATCGTTAGAATTGTTTAATCGTGTGAAATTGATTATTTTTGTTGTTAAAGCTAGATAGTAATTATAGCTACAATGAAGACGTGTTATTCTAATCACGAATTAATAGAGGCCGTTAAAGAGTTTGAAAAAAACGGAGGAGTATACAGCAATGAAACGTATCGTTATCGCAGCAATGATATGGTCATCACTTGTCGTAATGGTATGAAAGCCGTGTCCAAGTTTATAGCCGATGCCCAACAGACTTATCGCCATCGTAGCATTATTCTCCATGGACTCTATGCAGAGAGTTTGCATGAAAGTATTTTTGATCGTGATACACTCATTGTCGGAGAAACGATTTTCGAATGCCTTCAATGGCAAGAAGCGTTAGAATGGACTGGACAGGTAAATTGTATTACTAAAAAAAATCAGATACTAATGAATACACCCATTACAATAATTACCAAAAAACTCATGAGTGACTTTCCATTGAGTGGTGTTTACTATCGTGTCTTGGTTCCATTTGGTTTTAAACATAGACTCAAATGCATGTATAACTATAGCATGTCTATGTATTGTTTTACTGAAAATCAGTTTGTTTTCAAAGAACCATATGCTAATCGTAACATTACCTATTACGAAACGCGAATGATTCCTATGGATACCACCATCAATTCAGAAGATTACTTTTGCAGCATCTGTTTGGAGACACACGACAAAGTTTATCGGATTTTACCATGTAAGCATACATTGTGTTTGTCGTGTTACGAGCACGCCAATCTTCTAAAATGTCACATGTGTCGTGGTGAAGTGGATAAAATGAAAATTTTGTACAACGAAGAAAAAATCATCCCTCCACCAGAAACTCGATCAGTCTTAAGGTCACTATTACATTTGAAAGGTTTGATTTTTTCAAACTACATGGCCAAAGACCACGACACGTTTGAGAAAATGTACCTAAAATTTCTCAAACATCCTCAAGAGTTATATATTTGTAAATGGCCAAAACATCCAGTGTCTAGATTTTATGGTCAACAATTAACGGACTTTATTTTTGTCGTCAATGCTCATGATAATTTACCAGAGAGTCTGATTATTGATTCGCTGTGTGTCAACGACATCAATATTCATGTTCTGTATTCGTGTCAAACACAAAAAGAAAAATGGCAACACATTCTATCAACAGATAAATAAAAAATTTCCATAACCATCACTGGGGGGTAGAATAGGGGTTATGGAAATTCCCATGTCATTGTCCAAAAAGTAATTTTATTAAAATTCTTGTAAAATAGTTAATTTTTATTAAACCACTATAATATAATTCTAAAAAACATATAGGTTGAATAAAACCATATCCAGTTGAATCACTGTAAATATGTTTTGTTTTGTCAATGTCTATAGTTTGTTTAGAAATTAGAAAAAAAATGGTAACTTTTCTGTTGATATCTCTGTATCTAAAAGAAAATACAAATTTATTTAGTTGGCATGATGATACTACAAGTCCTGTTTCTTCTTTCAATTCTCTAATAGCACACTGTAACAAACTTTCATCATTTTCTATAATACCTTTTGGAAATCCCCAAAATAGATGATGAGCTTGACTTATTAAAACGCCATCTGGAGTAATAACACAAACGCCAGCACCAAAATGATCTTTATTAAGATCAAAATTTTCATCTAATTCATTTGTAGAATTAATCAAGTTTAATTTACAACATTTTCTAAAACATGATAAAGACATTATTGATATTGTACATATTTTTTATTTAGAATTTTGTCAATTTGGATCTTGATAAAATTTCAATCGTTGTTTTTTTAAAAAATTTTGTCAGTTGGATCTTAAAACTGACAAAATTTAAATTTTTTAATATATTTTAGGTCTTATACTTTTTAGAGGTTTTAATTTTTTTAATACAGCTGTAAAACAATCATTATTTGTAGATGCAAATCCGAGCGTGTATTCTGTTACAGGACAGCCGTGATTTATAGCAAAAACAAGACAATCTAAATTGCCATTTACAGCTGCATTATTACATGTTTCAACATCCCAAGGGCATCCGTTTCTGTAAGCAAAATGCAAACAAGAAATACTTCCAGAATAAGCTGCCGATGCTGTTGTTAACCTATCCCAAAAACAACCACGTAAACGAGCAAATTTTAACATTTCTAAATTACCCATAAAAGCAGCTCTGGCTGCTGTTAATTTATTCCATTTATATCCCATGTAGTAAGCTTTTTCAAAACAATTGTTGTGTCTGTTTTCTAAAGCCATTTCAAAAATTCTGGTATCAGAATAATTTGGAATTTGCTTTTTCAAAAGAATTGAACAACAACTTTCGGAGGGATTTACGTCCTCCATTTTACAAAAAAAAATTTTTCTACAAGTTAAAATCAAATTTCTACACGGTTAATCTGAATCGTCAGAATCGACAATATTTAAATTTTGAGAAGCAAATTTTTCGACTAAATCAACAACCGGTCTTTCTTCTGACGATTTTAAAACTGCAGTTTTTTGGTTACGATGTCGACTGCATTTCATTTCTGCGCCACCAGATACTTTACTTTGGCATTGTTGACCTACTTGAGAACCTTTTGTGTACCGATGACTACATTTATTTTGAGAAAATCCCAAGTCATCTTCCTTCCACAAATTTGACAATTCCATTTCTGGAATATTATATTTGTTTGATATTTTTTTAATAAATTGCAAAAAATATTCATTTACTATTAACTCGACTTTCTTGCTAAGCTCCATTTTTTTGATCTTAAGTTGAGAACAGCAGATAATCAACTGGTAATGTTTAGGACAGAACTGGTGGTATAAAATCTTATTATTTTTTCAACAGTGGTGCTGTAAGGTTGTGTAAAATGAATATTCCTCGTTTTCAGGCATTCACCAGTTTAAACAAGAGACTAGAATCTTTTGAAAATAAATTTTCAAATGTTCAATTTGAAAAGGCACGACATGGATTTTTCTTACGCAGAGAGGCATGTTTTTTTATATGTTGTAATTTTTGCAATTTGCGTGTGAAATATGCTGATAATTTTGATTGGATTCACGCCTGTCATTGTACTAGAACAATTTCCAAAAGAAAATATCTTGAAAATATCAACACTTTTGAAAATATAGTAACTTTTCCAGAAAATTTTGCTAGACGAGGTTATTTTTTACAAATTACCATGGTAGATATATTTACCTGTTTTCTATGTGGTTATTCACATTCACCTTTAGAAGAAGCAATGTTTCATGACATAAAAATATGTCCAATTGCTCTTTATAACAAGGAAATTGTTGTGGATAATCCTGTATGTTCTTCGTGTCATGTCAATAAACAAAATTGTGCATTTTTAAAATGTGGACATGTTTTGTATTGTACTGTATGTGCGAGTTTTAGAGAGATTTGTAAAATTTGTAAAACTCCAATATCTGCAATTTTACCAACATTTTTCTAATACACACGAGTATTTATTTTGACTAGTACCATTATAATAAATGCCGCCTCGTGGTAAATTATCTAGACGCCGTACTCTTAAAAAGAAAAGCACACGACGCAGTGTTAAACAGACAGTAAGAGCCAAACGTATTCCAAAGAAGAACAAACGGACTTTGACGAAACGTAATCCAAAGCCTAGAAAGTTATCAGAATCAGACGAAGAATCAGATGATGAATAATTTTCAAAATATTTTAATACATATTTTGAAAATGTTATTGAATACGACATTTAGCTTTATAAAAATCTTGTTCTAAATTATTACATTTTAACCACTTTTTAGATTTTTCGGCAGCCAACATCCATGTAGAAATAGAAGATGTGCATTTCATTTCTAAATAAGCTAAAACGAATGCAGTTGGACATAAATCTGATGAATAGTTTATTTCTTTTTTTAAAAATTCATCGATAGTAAAAGAACCATCAAAATTTTGTAAATTTATTATATATTTTACAAGCGTACAATTTTCAAACTTATCAGAAATACTATCTGTAAGGCATAAACTATTCATTTTATTTATCAAAAATGAAAATGGTATTTGATTTGCAATTGTTACTACGTCTTTTGTAATTAATTTAAATTCTATTGATTCACTCAAAGCAATAAAACTTGTATATTTTGTAATAATGTTGTACTTTAATCCAAGTTTTATAATTTCTTCAGAATCATCCATTTCTAGAATCATTCGTTTTACAGCCAAACATGTAAGAGCATTACCATCTTCTAGACATTTCATTTGAATGTGTTTACCGTTTAAATAGGGTGGATGAAATTCTGTATTAAAAATACCAAATAAAATTGTCAAGTTGCAATTGTAGATTGGAGACAATTTTTCAGGAATTTGTTTTACAGGATTCCATGAAAAATCAGCATTTACTTCTGGTTGCAGAGCAAAACTAATTTGTTGTAAAATTTTTTCTTCTAGATTTTCTTTCAGAGAAACATACATTGAACTGCCTTTTCCAAAACGAGCCATGCTATTTACTAAATGATGACAAGCACCAGCACCAAGACCTATTGAAAAAATTCTACTAAAAGTATTTGTATTATTTTGAATCGTTTCAATAATTTCATCGACATTTGCAACTTGACCATCTGTTAAAACAAATATTAGTTTTTTATAACCCTCAGGGCTTTTTGTTTTTAAAATAGATTTCAGAGGCGGAACAATTTCTGTACCTCCAAAATCTGCGTTCATGTTACGAATATATTCTTTAGCAGATAATAATGTCTCTTGGCTATACTTCACACTTTCTAAGATATCAGAACTAAAAGTTTTAAATGTAGAACCAAAACTAACAATATTAAAATACGAATTTTCTGGTAACGAATGCAAAATTATATTTAGTGCTTCTTTTGCTTGTCTAATTGCTTGACCTTGCATGGACCCAGATTGATCAATTAAAAATATTAATTCGCTATTTTGATATTCACTACAACAAAATTTAGGTATATAAGTAATCATACCAGTATAAGTGCTATCGATATTATTGCGTTGAAAAGTAGCACAACATTCTAAAGGTAAATCAATGTGGAAAATTATATCTCTATCTAAATCTAGATTTTGAATTACTATCTTTTCATTTAATATTTCAAATGAATGGCTCGGAGAAGAAACATTTTCACAACATTGTAAGTTAAAATTGCCATGGTAATCGGAATTTGTTGTCGTATTATTTGTAAAATTAGTATTTAATGTATTGTATCGTTGATAAATTGTAGTTGGTAAATAAAAAATGGCATAACTATGATTGTTAATTGTTTCATATTTAAGTTCTGTGTAATAAGATAGTTTCACTACAGCTTTTTTTTTAAAATTTCCAAGTCTAATTTGAAAAATGTCAGTTTCCTCATCTTGAAGTAAAGCACCAAATTTCCCAACGCTGATAGCATTGTCATATTCTTTTTGTGCCATATTTTTTGGTATTACTTTTGAATGAATGTCGACATCATCAATAGTTGCGCAAAAATTATATACAATAGCATTGTCATCTATTGGAAATTTATACAAAACTTCCATTGATAAATCTTGACTATTTTCGTAAAATTGTTCAATAATAACATTTGCAATTAAATCATCAACTTTAACATCAATGTCAATTTTTTTTAATGGAATAAAAGTACAATTTTCACCGATCAAACACATTTTCAATTATTTATGGTCATAGTTGTAAAAAATCAAATAATTCATAAAATTATTTTATAAATGAACAAACTTTATTACTTTTACAGCGAACAATCTGAAAAGAGTTTGAAATATTTAGATATAGTTGAAGATATAGGAGGAGAAACAGTGTCTGTTGATTCCATGAAAATTCGTAAACGTTTAAAAAAAATTGGAATTGAACAAATTCCTTGCATTGTCTTTAAAGAAGATAAACGTATTTTACAAAATCAACAAGCCATAGATTTTTTAAGACAGTTTATCCAACCACCTCAAATACGTCATGAAAATTATAAAAAATCGTTACCAATCTCAATTCAGATTCCTGGAAGAACACCTATATCTCAAATTCCCATTATAACACGAACTGCTGAAGAACAAGAAATTAATGATACTGTAAAAAAAGCTGTGAAAGAAAATTCCATTATGGATAAAGTCAAAGTATTGACAAAAGAAAGAGAAGAAGTTTTAATCGATAACAAAAATTAACCAATGAAATGAAACATGTGATCTTTTCTAAAAAACTGAACTTTATTATTACTATATCCTAGTCCAGTTTTTGGATCAAACCATATTTTTTGTATTCTATCAAAATACAATAGAACATCAATGTTTATTTTTTCACGGGAATAAACAAAATCCCATAATGGTGTATTTTTCAGTAAATGACAATATAACGAATAAAATTCGTTATTAAATAAAATTTTAGAAGTACAAATTTTATTAAATTTAATTAATTCATTCGACATGTTGCTAGTTAAATAATAAAAATGTTTAGCACAACTCATCTGAAATCTAAATGATACTGGTTCTCCGCACATTTCATCAGTTTGAATTAAAATTCCGTTTATATCAAAAATTTTTATACTACCAGTTGGGAACATACAACATGGTATTTTAACAAGATTCATTTTTATAAATGATTACACAGATTCCAATAATAATAATTATAATACTTTTAGTTATAATAATTGTAATGTTTTCTAAAAATAAAGTTGTTAAGAATCCAGTTAGTTATAATAGTCAAAAAAGTATCTGTCCTTGGTTGGTATTAATTTTAGGAGAAAATCTTGTTTGTGGAGGAATTATTTTGAATGAATCGACAATTTTAACAGCTGCTCATTGTGTTTACGATCAAAAGAAAGTTAGAGTTTTCCCAGGTGTTGTTGACAGATTAAATTTACCAAAAGGATATGATTCAGCTAAAATAGTTGTTCATGAAAAATATGATTCTGAAAATTTATATAATGACATTGCTATTCTCAAGTTGAAAGACAGAATTTATTTTTCGAAACATGTATATTCTATAAATCTTCCCAGTAGTTCTCCGTACGTTGGTCAGAAAGCATTCGTCTCTGGATTTGGTACTACAGAGGCCGGAAAATTATCTCGTTGGCTTAAAACATTTCAGGTAACTATAGAAATTTCAAAATTTTGTATTTTGAAATATGGCAATGACTACAATTCCAATTTACAGATTTGTGCTGGAAATTTATTTAATTCTTTAGATTTTTGTACTGGCGATTCTGGAGGTCCTCTCTACTTAAAACAATCTGGTATGACTTGGGTAGTTTTAGGTATAGTTTCTTTTACTGGAAAAAAGTGTTCTGATGGACTTCCTTCTGTTTATACTGATGTATTTAGTTATTGCCAATGGATTCGCCAATTGTTGTAGAATCGTTTAAGATTTACGTGTCGATTGAGTTTTTGGAACACTTGCGATTGATGGGATATCCACCTCCAGTCAAAATCAAATCGGACGTCTCTGAAGACTACGTTTACGACTCTGATTGTGAAATAGAATTTTTGGAATGATTATAAAAATTAAAAAAGATCATTGGTTTGATAATCAAATACAAATTGTCGATGATGCAAAAAATGTGCACAATTGTTTAATTTCTAGTTGTCAAAGACATCATCATAAAAATTGCAATTTTTCATGTTTTTGGTGCAGACTATCTTACAAAAAACGTATCCCTATACATTGCCCTATAAAATATCATCCAACACAAATCGAAAAAAAATTACCATTAAAAATTGTGAAAGGTAATGTAGAAGATGATTGTTTAAATTTTACTCAAATTATAAAAAATTCTTATTATGAGGTTGATGGCAGTTTTTGTTCTCCTTCTTGCTGTTTGGCTTATATTATCGATAAAAAATATAATGTTCGTTTTTCAGAAAGTGAAATGCTTTTGCATCAAATGACAAATTTAAAAAATATTACTCCTTCACCACACTGGAGATTATTGGAAAAATATGGAGGCCCGTATTCAAAAAAACAATATATGGAACTTGTCCAAAATAACGACACATTTCATTATCATTCGCGTTTATTATTCATTAACCACATGTTTGAAAAGAATCTATTTCAATAAATGGTACAAAAAATTTATGTTATTATTGGATTTTTAATACTTGTTATTGTATTGGCAATTTTTGGAAAAGACAATAAACAACAAGATTTAAAAAATGTATTTCCAGAAATTATCCCTGGAGAAATAAATGCACCCAATGTATTTTCTACAGATAAAATTATAGCTGGTCCTTTAGTGTCTTCAGAAGATGGAGGTATAATTTACATTCTTGAAAATGGAGCAGTTAGAGAAATCATGTAGAATTAAATTTTCTTTTCAAAGCTTTTTTTTTAACAACAGGTTTTAAACCACAAAAAATTTTATAGCGTAAACGTTTTGCTTGAGACAAATTTTCATACCATTTTAAATGTTGTATTTCATATTCATTATTCATATCTTCAAAATATTTCTTCATTTCATCTTTTTGATGAAAATTATTCCAATTTTTTATGATATTACTTGAAGTTTCGTGCATGTTACCTATAATAAAAAATGAAAAAAATTCTTCCACAGTAGCAGGCGGTCGAATGGGTTCATTTTCGAAAAGAAGTTGCGATTCAATCCATTTAGGTAAATACATAATCTTTTCTTCAGATATGTATCTTCCGTCTGGATTCATTTCAATACAACTAAATTTGTTTAAACATCGAAAACATCCAATGTGAGATTTTTTAAAACCATTCATAACATTTTCGTACTCCATTTTAAGATTAATATTTAATGGATTAATTGGTTGACCAAAACATAAATTTTGATTAAGAATATAAGATGGAATAGAATAAAATAAAATTTTTTTAGAATAATCTAAAAAATATATTGGGAAATCATTTAAAATTGCATTATAAATGATGTCTCGGTTTTGTAATGATAACTCACCCTCCAGTAAATTGTCCAAGTCTATTTCGTCCATGGTACTAAGAACATTTTTTGAAGAATTCTTAGTTTTTATACGGAAGCCGCGGAGACCTTAGGCTATAAATGATTCAGCATAAACCCACTATACTCTATGCTACTATATATAAAAATGAATAGCGTTTTTGTAAATACTAAAGATGGTGCTTCACTACATCACGCAATAAATAGATCTATTGATGGTTCATTTATTGTAAAAACACCTCCTAATATGATAAAAATTGACGATTTTCTAAACGAAAAACCAATTTATAATAATTACAACAACATAAAACTCGGAAGATTTGAATACGGTAAAAATGGAGGAAATTTAAGATTTCCAAAAAAAATTTTAAAAATTTATCCGATGCAATCAGTTTTCATAGAAGACGATCCAAAATTTATACAAACTCGAGTTTGGAATAGAGAAATGAATGATAATTTATATTATAAAAACGTCTTTGAAATTGAAGCTAATAAACAACTTCGTAAATTAGATTATCCATATTTGTAACCAAAAATTGAATAGATTTTTTCATACGATTTAAAAAAGTCAGTAAAAATTGACGTTATAAACGACAAGTGGTTAATGCCGAGTATTTTTAGTCAAATGTTTTGTTCGGTTGCAATGCAACATGGTGACCGTATTCCAGCCTTTTTTAGAATTCAATAGTTAACTTATCTATTGAATTCTTATATCTATTGCAATTTTTACAAAGTCTCTATATCTGTACCATCTCTGTTCCATCTTGCTCTACCTGAAGCCACGTCTGAGGCATTGGAAAGATCATACATTAATTTAAGAGGTCTGTCAGGAGCACAGCAAGCTTGATACAATGGTTTCTTCTCTGCTTCTTTGAAGGCTTTCACCATTTTCTGTGGATTGTTTATTTTGTCACCCTTGGTTCGTTTGTGCCAACCGTAACAAATGTCTCCGCAGTTTTTAGGACGGTCATCAAAATAATCCCATTTGCTAAGTCCGTAGGCGCTTGTTTGTGTTGGAGTTTTCCTACGTTTCGACTTTGTATGTTTTTTTCTGCCTCCGGTAGTACGTCTGCTGATAGAGCTAAAGGTGTTTGTTCGTGTCGACTTTTGTGTTTTCTTACCTTTAGACTTTACGCGTTTTTTGGTTTTTTTGCTGGTTCGTCGTTTAACGCTCATACCGCGTCTAGATGATTTTCGCATTATTTATTCTATCGATTTGACGGAAATAAATGAATTCCGTTATAATATTTTGGATTATTATTGTTGTCGTTATAATCTCCTTTTTGTTATTTATATCTTCATCTCCCAAAACTACTTTTCCAGTAATTGTCAATCAGCCGAAAATAACCTATCCAATTGTTCAAGAACCATGGGCTCGTTGTACTAAGGAAATGCTAGATGCGCCCAATTATGTCAAAGGTTTTTGTGGACGTTACGCTTTTCTCTCCAATTTCTACGTGCATCCTATTGTTCGTAATGGCATACGTTACGGTTCCAGTGAAACTGCGTATCAAGCTGCAAAATACGACGGTCGTCCAGCCATTCAACAACTATTTATTTCAGTCACTCCGGACCAATCTAAAAAATTGGTAGACGCTAATCCTTACAACGTTGGCGCTTTCAAACGCAAAGAAGTTATGAAACAAGTGTTAGAAGCTAAATTTTCAGACCCCAGTTTACGTAGTCTACTTTTATCCACAGGACAAAAACGACTTGAAGAATACAATTGGTGGGGAGACACGTACTGGGGTGTGACTAGTATAGGGGGGCAAAACCAACTTGGTATCATGTTGATGGAATTACGAGAACGTTTACGTTAATTATTGTATGTTGTTCATTAATTTTAGATATATTAATGGTCTAAATAAAAATGTCTTTTTACAAAAGTTTTGATCCATTACAACAAAAACAAAATTTATGTCGAGGATCTAGTGACATCATTTCTTCAGACGAT